AAGTCAATGGCAATTAAAGGATAAGTATCCTAAATGTTCACCATAAAAGCACCCTATCCACGTATCGAGACAACAACGGTTCTTCCGAATCCTCGCTTTAGCGATGGTGAGGGACTCTTGCACACGGTCATCCGTAAGTTGGCTACTGACGGAACAAAGTACACCTACGTGAAGACGCGCGATCGCAAGAAGTTGATGTGGACGTTCCGTCTGACGCGGAATAAGTCGCTGGAGTTACGAGCATTTATCCTAGCTTATGCTGCCTCAACGATTCAAGTTGTGGACCATAATCAACGGGTTTGGGTCGGGAACTTTCTCTCCAATCCATTTGAATTCGACACGGAGAGTCGTGCTGCACCTGCAATTTCACCTATGCCTCGCGGCGAGTCGGTGATGATTGAAATTGAGTTTGAGGGAGTTGAACATGCGTAGTATTTCTGCTGAAGGCTTGGCGAAACTTTCAACTCAGTATGGTGCCGAGCCTATTTCAATCGTCGAAGTTGATTGGGCAACCGGTCCACTTTCTTATGCCGATTGTGATCTTGGCCAGATTCCGGGGAAGATTCTTGATATTGGAACGCTCGACAACGTCATTAACGTGATCAATAACACAAGCTCTCAAGAGATTGCGATCACGCTGGATGACACGGACGGGAGCATCAAAGCAATCCTTGACACATGCGATGTTCACAAGCGGCCTGCGCGTGTTTATCAATACTTTCGCGGGCTCGATTTGTCGGATAAGTTTCTTGTCTTCAGCGGCGTCATTTCGTCGCCTGTGGTTTGGAGCGAGCGTGAAAGGACCGTATCCTTTCACATCCTGTCTCAGCTTGAGGACCGTGAAGTGGGGTTCTCGGCGGAAGAGGGTCAATTTCCGTATCTCCCGGCAGACTTAGTGGGCAAGCCGTGGCCCATGATCTTTGGCACCGTGATAAACTCGCCTTGTCTACAGATCAATCAGGCGGTCAAGGGGACTACGTTGACCGGCGTCGGCATCCTGACCGGGGTTGATGCCTGGAACGCTGCGAGTTCTACTGTCAATGACGCGGACTTTCTCTTTAGCTTGGAAGCACAGCGCGCCCAAGCGAGTCACTGTGGTTATGTTGCTTCAGCTTGGCACTATGTCAACGATGATCTGTCTGCGAAATACTTAAAGATGCAGAATGACATTAACGATCAAATTTCCAAGTCGGTTAGTCAGTATTATCAGCAACGATCTTGTGAATCTGATCTACAAAAATTAAACGTTACAGAGGCCGAGTCGAAAGGACTCGGCGACAATCCGATTAGAATCTTGGGCGGTGAAGACTTTCCGCAAGGGGTGACGGTTGTAATCCGCATAAACTCAGGGTACTTTGAAGGCCGCTTTGATGGCGAGAACTTCACGATCTTTAACAGGTGGTGCCCATCCGATCAAGAAGCCGTTAGTCAGACACTTGCCTCCCAAGGGTCGTGTAACGTGTCGTCCCAAGGTCAGACCATTCATTTTGAAGACCCTGTTCCTTACGGCAAAGGTGGCTTTTTTAATCCGACTGTTTACACCACCCACAAAACTATTGTCCCAAGTAACTCAGGGGGTGAGAATCAAGGGTCTGAGCCGGTTGCGCGCCACTTTTGGGCTGAGCCCGGTGCCTCCGTTGCTTTAGCGAGTGACGAAGCAATTGCGTACATCGCTTCCATCGTTCCAGGGACGGTCTTGAGCGTAAAAGCGTATAAACAGATGATCGGAGAGCGGCGACTTACCGCTATACCAGCAGACTTGTATGCGGTCCAAAACGTTGATTATGGGGCTGTTCAGGCAGTGCAAATCACTTTAAGTCGGTCGCTAAGCTCCTTGGATGATGGGTGGAATGATGACTTATATGTCTGCTTTGAGTCATCGGTAGGGCCGAATACCGTGGACATCTTGACTTACTTGATCGAGACGTACACGGACTTGACTTGCGACTCAACCACATTTGCGGATGTCAAAACCAAGTTGACGAACTTTCCGGCTAATTTTCCGATCCTCGAACGCAAGAATATCATCACTGTTTTGCAGGAGATCGCGTTCCAAGCACGTTGCGCAGTCTGGCTCAATAACGGAGTCTTTTATCTGAAGTATCTCCCTGAAGAACCGACTTCTATCTCAACAATCACAGAAAGCGACATTGACGCGGAAACCGGGGTCGAGGTCTCGTTGTCGGATACAGAAGACCTTGTCACGAAAATGCGGGTTACGTGGCGAATGATCTGGGCCCCAGAGTCCGACCGAGAAAACAATGTCAAAACGATGATTCTTAGGCACAACATCCCAAAGTATGGGACGCAAGAGCGCTCGTTCGACTTCTATATCTATAATCAGCCTGATATTGTCTACAAGTGCGCGACCTTCTGGCTGATCCGTCTGTCGCACACGTGGAAGAAGGCGGCATTCAAGGCTTTCTTAAACAAGCTGAATGTGGAAACCTTTGACACAGTGGGATTGAACTTCGCAAATTCTTATGTTGCATCTGGTTCCGTCAAGGCCCTTGTTGAGAAGGCCAACTATAATTCGGCTGAGAACTGTATTGACTTCGAGTGTCTCGTCCCGGTTTTAGCCGGTCAGACCGGTCTCTATAAGTTCTTCTGGCCTGCGGAGCTTCCACAAGACGACACGTGGCCCCCTCAAGACGAGATCGCGTATTCGGGCGGCGGGGCCGAGACAGTCGGAAACCTCCCCGTTGGCGACACCAGCGGGATCAGCGGGGTTATCTGGGTTGGCGGACCCAACGTGGTTTTCGGCCCTCAGAGCGACCGGGGCGACAAGACACCCACGGACGTTGGTTTCACTCCTCAGACAGCTATTGATGCCGAGTCGTTCAGCGGGTTGATTCCCGGAGAACGGCCTCAATTGAATCTCCGTGTACTCGTCCCTATGAAGATGCCTTCTTTGAAGCCGTTTCAAAGTGCTGCGGAGACCTTGATTGACATCCGAAAGACAAAGGTAATTGACTCGCGGTATCCTGAACAAGAAGCGAGTTACTTAGATACTGTGTTCTACGGGATCAATCCGAACGGCGCTTTGACCATTGATCGTTTAGAAGCCAAGATCGCGGATGCTAATAACAGTCAAGGACAGCCATTAAGCGACGTGTTGAAGAATGGGTCAAGCTATCTGTGCATCCGAACGGATGCGTCGATCTGGGACTCGTCGGATGGCGAGCATGAGTTCGACTTCAAATATGATGAAGAAGGTGGCAAGTTCGGAGCGGGCACGGCCTTCTTGCAAGATTAGTTACCATAACTTGCGAACGCAGTGTTCCGTGGTCCGACTGATTTTGTTCAGCCAGCCGCTCTTTGTGCGGTTGGTATGACAACCGCACAGACGGCAGACCTTGTCAGTTTGATTGAATGCATCACAAGTTTCGCAAATCTTGTAGATTGCTTCAATCTCTTCGGGCGTCCGCTCAGGACACCCCGCTTTAACCCAGTCGAGCGTGGAAGAAGCGTACTTCACGAACTTCACGCTTGTTGGGACTTTTAGCAGTGGGCAGTTCGCACAACATTCTTGATTGACAAGTTGGTGATAGAATTGTGACCTGCGGTGGACACAGACAGGCCCTTGGTTGGTTTGTTTCTGCTTTGTGCATCTAATCATTCGTGCTACCGTTCGCTTTGGTTCTTTCTGAGCGCACCCTTCACACTCGGATAGTTCGATTTGCTTCTTGCTTATTTGACACAAGTAGCGACAGACACGACCGGAACGTGTTACTGTTAGCAGATATTTACAGTCTACGTTGTCGGAAGGCATTGAGTAACCTCTAAAACGTATTCTACGGTGTAACCAAATGGTTCAAGGTATTCTTCAGTCACTTCGATATGTCCAGTAAGGCAATACCACCAAGGCCATCCTGAATTCGTGTCGCAGATACACTTGATACGGAAAGTGTGCGTTCCCCCATCATCATAATAGACCGGAATCGGAACGTCGTAGGTTTCGGGAGTCGTTCTGGCATTGCCATTCTTATCGACAATCCCTGAAGTAATTCGCTCGCCTCCGTCCCGTTCATACTTGTACTTGTAGCGTTTTAATACCCACTGTCCCTCTCGCTCTGACTCCTCGCCTACTGGGAGTCCTTCTAGTACGTCGCCTAGTGGAAAAGTGGTGTACTGCTCAGACTGATCTGGACAGAAGTCCGAGCAAGGTGGAAGCTCAACTTCAAACCCCTCAGCTTTTCTTACACAGTCCGAATACCAGCAACCACAACTTTCCCATGTGATGCAGGTATAGAGAGATACTTCTGTTTCGTCCTCTTCGCAACAGTTGCACCACCCTTCCTCGATTGCGGCCTCAAGTTCATCAATGATGTCCTGCTTCCACTTATTAAGTGGAGCACTGAAACTGTTTTCATCACAAATCTCTGTTAGCTTGTCCCTAACGGCTTCAACATCCGACACACTCCACTTGTGGTCTTCTGAGACTTCTTCCAACGGGGTGAGAGCCTCGCACCCGCTATCGGGATTTTCACAAAGGTCATTGACCTTTTTTATGATGTCGTTCCACTCTTCGCGTTTATAAGGCATCTCACATCTCCAACAGGGCCTTGTAGACGGCGGCACCAGCCTTTGCGTCTTCTAGCGCGTCGTGAGGGTTTTCGTTGATAATCGAGAAGTATTCGCCGAGCGACGGTAGGCTTACGCTGTCGAATGGCGTCATCTTACCTCGCAAGGCATACTTATCCTTGACCGAAAGAGCGTAGGCCATAGAATCACGTGCGTGACCATGAAATAAACCGTCAAGTCCCTTTGGGCCGAGCCATGCAGTAAGAAACGACTTTTCAAATGTCCAGTTATGCGATAGCGGTATAAGGCGACCTCCATGAGGTAAGTTAAGCCGTTCAATCCACTCGGTAAGCAGATCAATGACACGGTCTTGTGGAGGTGCGTCCATCAGAGCCTCGTAGTCGAGACGATTGACACTCATGGCCTCTATGTCCATTCGCTCAGGAAAGCAAGGTCGGACATTCGTGTAAAATGGAGCTGCGTCCGGTTTGAGGGTGTTGTCAAGGGGGACAACCCCGATCTGAATGATCTCGTGATATCCGGCGATTAATCCTGTTGTCTCAACGTCGATAGCAGCGATCTTATGATTCCATAAATGTTTCATACGCTTCGTACTCTTTTCGATTGGATTGATAAAAGCTGTAACCGCCCTTCAAGCTGAGAGCAAGCAGATGGGCCCAATCTGATAAGGAAGCCAGTGATCCGCCTATGACATAATCCCAGCCTTGGTAGCCAATTAGGGCTTGGTCGGCAACATCCGGTCCAGGGCCGAACCCTTCTCGAACGATCTTAATGAGGATGCCTCCCTGCTGGCGGATTGCTTCGGCTTCGTTGGGAAACCGGACATCTGGGATAATGAGGTGCCCGTCACGAGGCTTTTTCAGCAAATAGTCCAGCCAAGTACTGTCATAGACTTCGCTCCGAACTGACTGGCCCATGTCGATCCATATTTGCCTCGGACTCTTGCCAAAGGCCAACGGAACTTCACGGAGGGCCGCTCCTTCTGGAGTCTCGTAGAACTCAGGCTCGCGTAATCCCGCCCAAGCATACAGGTCATGGCAGATTTGTTTCATCTTGTACGCGAATGAACCCTTTTCAGCTTTGACTCCCGATGCAGCGCATTCTTCGAGCAAAAAGTTTGCGAAGGTGTCCTTGCCGACTCGTCTATAGTGACCTAGGCCAATAATCATTCGACGACCCTCCAGGTATTGTTGTAGACAACCCCGATCTCACAGAGCCACTGTTTAATCTCGCGCATCGAGTAGTGCTGCGGATCGAATCCAAGTTCGCTGAGAGCCACCCTTGGGTTCTTCTTTGTTCCAATTAAATAGTCAGCGATCTTATAAAGATCAGATGTTGAAATAGGACGTATCATGCTAACCTCAATTTCCCTTCCTCAGCGATCCACGGACGCGAAGGCTCTTTTGGTTCCCAAGCTAAATTGCCTATGTACTTCTTGTTTCCGTCTCGGGTGCCGGTTGGGTACTCCGATGGTAGATCACGCACGACGCGTTGTTTGCTGCACGTCTCGGGAGCAATCCACTCAGCGAAACGCTCGTAAAACTCAGCAAAAAGCACCCTTTCACCAGGGACGTAAAAACATTGCTCTTGAAGGAAGCGTTCCAATGGCGGAATATGCTTGTCTTGCGCCCTGGCCTTAGTCGTTGTCTCAATGACAGGCAGTCGCAAACGACTGATGTACCCGACTAACGGTAGGTCTAGCAGCGTTCGCATAAAGTCACTTGCCTCGTCTTTCAGCTTGTCGAATAGGACGGCTTTCGGAATCTCGACGCCGGGTTCCAGAGGAGACACATAGATCATTGTGATACGTGTGTCCCCTGGATACACGGGGCAAGCATCTGGGTCGTTTGCGCACTGAATGAAGTGCAATGAGTTCCGCATTGGAAACAAGTCCATGCGCATCTGGCGAATCCAAAGCCACGGATTAGTCAACCAATCTTTCAACTTGTTGTAAGCACCTCGCTCCAATGCGATGTTCGTCTCTTCGACGTATGCGAGAATCGCTCCCGCCAGTTCGCCATTAAAGTCGTTTTGACTCTTGAAGACTCGGTCAGCGCTCGCAACCCCCTTCGTCATCAGGAGAGATAGGCCCTCATGGAAGGACGACTTTCCGCAATTTTGGTCCCCATAGAAGAACAAATAAGGTAAG